GAGTTGCTATTTGATGATCTACCACTAGAAGCGGCTGCACCTGAACCATATAAATAAGTGAATGAATAATTATTTCCAGTATCTACCGATCCATTACCAACCTGTAAATAGGCAGTACTATTAACACTATTATTCCCAGCGTAAATTAATCTAATATCTGTATATGTGGAAGCAATAGAAGTAAAAGTCACAGTATTAGTTGCACTACCCAAAGTAGTTGTTGCAATTTTCTCATATGTGGCTGGCATTATGCACCTTTAATTCCGTAGAGGGCGAAGGTTGAGGCAGTAGTGTAATTACCGCTTGATGTTTTAATATCAATTCTGTTAATAGCAGCAGTATTCATCCATAAACCTGAACGCAAATTAATTTGAAAAGCGGTACTGGCTGTATTTGCATCACAACCATACATTGTTCTTAATGTTTTATATTTTGTAGTGCTTGCATAATCTTGTATATCTACAATGCCAACACCTACTACATTCGCTAAACTTGAATGACTTGTTGCTATTGCATCACCTAAGAAAATAGCATTTTGGTTTGGTGAACCACCTGCTGAAGCAGCAGAACCAGTACCCAATAACTCGTGATAAGCATAACTAGTTGCACCTGTATCTGAATTAAACTGAATATAAATGTTTCTTGCAACAGCACTTGCGGTTGAATCTTCTTTACCAATGTATCGTATCTGCAACGCAGTATAGGTACTAGGTATTGATGTAAAACTTATTGTGCCACTTGAACCTGTGCCAGTAGCACTAGCAATAGATTCGTATGAGGTGGTAGAAGCCGCTACCCCGCTTGATAAAGTGCCAAGGATTGTATTAAGCAATTCCGCCTACCACATACCAAGTATTAGCAGCTGTTTTAATGCAGACTGCTGTTTTGTATTGAGCTAGTACTGGAGAAGCTGCAACAGCACCTGCGCTTAATACTGTTGTAGTGCCTGGTGTTACTGCGCTAATTGTGCAGTCGCCAACACCGATGTTTAATATGGTAAGTGCTGTGCCAACTGGAAATGCCACTGATGCATCTGTTGGAATCTTAAAGGCAATAGCAGTTGCCTTGTTCATTACCTCTAGTACTTGGTAAGCATCTGCAAGCACAGCTGTGTAATCTGTAGTGTTGGCTGTGCCTACTGTGAAGGCAACCAAAGAATTATAGTTTGCTGCTGTTAATACATCGCCTGTTACGGCTGGTAAACCTGATGGCATTTCTACTCCTTAGTAAGATAAAACGTTTTGCCCTAAGACACCGTAATCTACGTTGCCTATTATAAACCCATCTATGATCGGTTCAAGCGTGGTGAAGGTTGTTTTCCAACTATTTGGGGTGATGTTTAGGCTCACTCCAAAAATCTGTAGGGTCTTTTCGATGGTTGAGCCACCTGGTTGGGTGGTGATAACTGTGATTGGGTCGAAGAAGTCAAGCTCTAAGGATGCCAGGATGCCTGCGTTGTAGTTGGCTGTATATAAATCAAGGGTAATAGAGTCCACTCGGATGCTGGTCTCAGCTCTAGATGCCACATAAGCCAAGGCATAATCCAAGGCCACAGCATCGGTCTGCATCATAAGATCATTTAAGAAGTAGGAGTGCAAGAAGTATTTGTCTATAGATGCTTGGTTTAGGGCTACCTGTGGTGATCCGCCTACCCTAGATACAGTCGCCTTGTTAAATACCAAAACATCATTAAGAACCCAGGTAGCATCCTTGTATTCAATACCTGTGCCATCATCTGCAAAGAGTGTCGGTGTTGCGCCAATAGAACTAACAGTTACCGATCTATCTTGGAATACAAACGAGCCGCTAGCATCTACATATAGTGCACCGTACTCGCTGTTTTCTATTGTGGTCATGGCCTGTAGTGCTGTGCGGTTAGTGCCAGGATCTGCCTGCACTGTAGTTAAGCCTGCATCCACATCACGCATTGAGTTAGGCCAGTCGATTTCGTCTAAGATTTGGTTAATGCGTGTGCCAGTTAAGTCGCCTGCTGTTGCACCAGTAACTGTGCTGATTTGGGCATTGTTGGCTAATCTAAATGCATCTACAGCCTGAATAGTTGTGTATGCAACATCCTCTGCATCTTTAGGATATGTAGTTACATAGCTTGTAATAAAGCCTTGAAAAATTGGATAGGTAATGCCTGAGTAGGTAGCAGTGATCTGCACCTTACGCATTGGACTTAGATATGTGTAGTAAGGGCTAGACGGGTTCTGTGGGTTGAAGTCGCCATTCTGATCTACGATTTTTAGTGTTAGGTTGCCAGTCTGGAATTGATCGGATAATGCATTACGGCCACGCTTTGTCTGCACAGATAAAACTTGATCTGATACATCTACAATTACAGCTGCTGAGTCTGCAAATACGTTTGTGCCAAAGATGCCTTGGTCAAAGATCATAGCCTGTGCAGTTGCAGGGCCAGTGCTAAAGTTAATTACAGCATTTACTACAGGTACGGTCATGGATTCAAAGACCCAGCAGATGTAGTGCTGTATCCGCTTCTCTGTGCTACCTGCACACTGTCTGCAATTAACTGTGCAAACTGATCACCTGACTGAGCCACATCTATTGTAAGCCTTACATCAGCATAAGACATTGGAGTACCTGATACACCTGGTGCGTAAACTGGATTGCCACTACCGATTGGTACTTCGTAATCAATGTTGCCTAATGGCCCCATGGCTGGTGGGAATAATTGATTTAGTCCAGGGATGTTATAACCAGTCGGATTAAATGTGCCTGCTGCTACCTTGGCATTAAGTTTGGCAATTATATCGTCAGTCATATTACGCAACTTGGCTATTTGAATATCTAAAGCGGATGTAGCACCACCAAAGGCTTTAGCCAAATCTGTTGCGGATTTGCCAGCTTCTAACTCAGCATTAATCTTCTTGGCCAGTGCCTCATTGTTATCTAATATGGCTATCTTGGCATTAAGTCTTAATATCGTTTCAGCATCGGTGGCCTCGTTTAGTGCCTTCATTAGGCCAATACGCTCTACGTCAAACTTATCTTTTAACTTGTCTACCTCTGTCTTGGCTTTAAGCTGTTCGTTTTCAGCCTTACGTAATGCCACGCCATTCTTTAATGCAGCAGCCTCTAGTTTTCTTTGCTGCGCTGCAATACGACCCATAGCTGGAGTTTCTCTTGCTGGGGCAGTTGGATACTTGCCTCTTTGGTTAATTTCGTTTAATTTACCAAGCGTGTTAAATATGTTTCCATAAGTTAAAATATCTTTGACTGTACTTAATCCTGGTACTTTCTTTATCTCAGCAATTAAAACGCCTAAGCCCTTAATGGTGTTGCCTGTAGTTTTGCCCAGGTTTTCCATCTTCTTTGTAGTTTGCTCAATGCTGGTGTCTTGGCTTAATGCTTCTAATGCACCGATAATGCCTTTGCCAATTTCCTCAGATACGTTAGCACTAGCAACCCTTAGCAGATCCATCTTGCCTGAGTAGGTGCTTAATCGAGCTTGTGCTTGGCCTGCAAACTTATCATTTAACTCGCCTAGGATTTTATCCATATCGCCAGTCTTAATGGTGGCTTTACTTAATCCAGCACCAAGTCTGCTTAGAGCCGTGGTTTGACCTGAATAGCCTTTGGCTAAAGCTTGGCTAACCTCAGCAAGTGATTTACCTGTAGCAGCACTTACGTTAAGCGCAGTGTTTAATGCTTCTTGGCTTAGGGTGATTGATCCAGTAACAGTCAGCAGTGATTGAAATGCTGGTCTTAACTCATCATCTAATACGCCACTAACCTTCTGTAGATTAGCAATATACATCTCAACACCTGGTGCGCTGAATTGATAGCCAGTGTTCTTTAATTGTTGCTCTAGGGCTTTGGCTGCCTTCTCGTCTGCCGCAAATGCATTAACAGCCTTCTTGCTGTAGTTAATTAAAGCAGCTGCGCTAAGGGATACACCTATTGTCCTGCCCAGTTTTTGTATTTGTTTTTCAAAGGTGTTTATATCTTTACGTGCGCCTTTAAGGGCTTTACCATTCCAGGTTGCCGTGGCTGCTACAAATATATTGGCCATTACGCTGCCTTCTTAATCTGTGTGGTTTTGTTAAAGTTATCGGCTGTGCCGTTAATCGCTTTTACGATTGCCTCATAAACCTTCATGCTGTCCTGCGCCCAAGCCTTGTAAACTAAGCGGCCTTGTGTTTTGCGGCCACTAGCACGCACATCTTTAACCTTTGGTTGCTTTGTAACTGGTTCTAATGCAGCTATGAATTGTTGGCTAGCAAAAGGATTGTTTGAGTTATAAGCCTGTACTGCTTTGCTGCGGGCGGACTTCTTGGTATATGTGCCGCCTTCTCCGTAAGATGTTCTATATTCGAATGGCGCACGGCCTTGTGGATTTAATCGGCCTGCTACTTCATAAATTGATCCAGGGCGGCTTACGTTATAAACATACTGGCTAACTTGAAATCCATTTTTTGTAATCTTATTCTTGCCAGGGTTATAGCCAATACCTTGCCTTGCAGCGTTTGCATCATACTTTGGAAATGGTTTATAGCCTACGTCTGAGGATAATGGTTTAGCCCAACCAGACAACACGTCTCCGTTACCAGGCACATAACTTTTAGCCTTAAATGCCACGCCACGCATTAGGGGATCAATAGCCACGCTAATACGTTGGCGCATATCTTCATCAATTTTAACTAAGCCCTTTAGGACATCTTTAACGCCTACGACTTCTGCTGGCATTCTTGATCTCCTTAGCTCTGTCGGTTAGGACTTGTACAATGGCTCTGTACATTTCCGCATCCATGTTAATAAACTCGCTAGGCGCAATTCCTGTCTCTACACTTAAAGCGGCAATACTGTATAAAGTTGAATTACGCTCTACTATTTTTTTTCTTCGTCTAACACCTCGACAGTTTCAAGACTGTCTATAAAATCCACGCCCCATACAGGTATTTGAACGCCAGCCCTACGTAAACACTCATAAGCCAGCCAGAAGATTTCTGTTTGACGTTCATGCTCACGTAGGACTTTGCTAATACCAGAGCCATATTTCAACTCAAAGTTATATTCAATTCCCGGCGTTATTCTGTGCTCTGAGACTTCGCCGTTAGCCCTTGTAATTTTTAACTTTGCCATTATTACCCCTTAATTAGAACGCTACAGATGGAGATACTGTTAACGCTGAGTTAAGTGTAAAGGTTATTGAAGAAGTTGCAACCTCAGCAACGCCGGCAGTACCGATAGGAGTTAGGTTGTTTACCAAGATTGAGAACTGGTAAGAAGGGTTTGCAGCTGATACGGCTGTACCTTTAACAGTAATAACGGACACAGCAAGGGTCTTGCCAAATGCCTCGTTTAGAGTCTGCATTACTGTGCTGTTTGCCCAGTCATTGATAAAGTCGATTGTGAAAGTGCCTGATTGTAGACCTGCTACAAACTTATGAGAAGAATCTCCCATAGCGGTTACTTCTAACTCATCTACGATTTGGTTAATTACTGCGCTAGTTACTAGCGAGCTAATATCGATTGATGGTGTTGTAGGTGCAGCATTGGTAGCCAACTTAACACCCACGTTATTATTTAGATAAATTGCCATTCGTTATTCCTCGTCTTTCTTTGTTTGTGCAGTTGGTTTTGGTGCTTCCTTGATTTGGCCTGTCTTAATTAAGAAGGCTAAGTCCTCTGATGTGCTCATTTTAACTCCAGCTCGTTAGGATTGATACGGTTATTTCTGATGTTAATAAATCTCCACTAGCTGCGTTAGTTATAGCTGGGGCGGAGACACTTGATATGTTTAGCACCAAAGATGATGCTGCTAACTTATTTACTACTGCTACTATAAAAGTTTCCATACCTGCCAGGTTGCCTTGGTTATCAAATGCCGGGCTTGTTATTAGAATCTTAAAATTGGCTAAAGGTGATACGCCTACCTGCTCGTTATTGCTTGGCACTATGTAAGGATCTGATGGAGTGATAACTACGCTGTTTGCAAGCAAAGTTGCAGGTGGGTAAGCAAAGGTAGACCATACGCCTGCATTGGCTAGGTCTGTTGCTAGTGTGCCACGTAGTGTGGTTATTGCTGCTGGCATTAGCCCACCAGTGATGCTGGACTTGAATACGGCTGGATGAGACCACGCACTCGGTTAATCAGCTGATAACCCATCCGATAAGGGCTGGCAGAGATCCCATCCATACCGACCCCACCAGTCTGGCTTACTTGTCTAGCTTGCCAGATGTCTACAGCTACGATCATCGCAGCCTCTCTGATTGCTGGGGTTGTCGCATAAGATTGAGTCTTGTGATCTGGACCTGTAGCCACGCCATAAGGTAATACTTTGTGGAATGGTTGGTTTGCTGCCGTTTTGTTGTATTGAACAAATGAATAGCCATTAGGGTAATTAACTTGGCCGTAGTTATACATAAATACTGGAATTAGGCTAGTAGTGCCTGATGTTGGCGGGATTGTGCCTGTAATTGTGTGCGTGCCGTTAAATGTAGCACCGCAACCAGTAACCACTATTGATTGAGTCGCAGCGAATGCGTTTGGATTGGCAAGCATAAGAGTTACCACATTATCCTGTAATGCTGTGCCTACTACTGGGGCAGTGTTAAACCATAAATATTGATTAAGTAAATCTTCTGCTGTTTGGCAAACTTCCTCTACTACTGCATCGGTATACAAAGTGCCAATACCAAGGTTTGAGCGTAACTCAGCTGTGGTTACATACGTGGCTGCCATTGTATTCCTCTCTTAAAAGCTCCCCTGGGGCTAGGGCTACTAAACCCCAGAGGATTACTTATTGGTTAACGGGTCTTATTAGGACTTCTTGAACTTGTAGATTCCGTTAGGCATTTTTGCGATTGTTGCCATGTAACCGTAGATTGCCACCTGAACCTGTAGGTTCGAGACAACGTTTAC